CTCATGGCGTCGGCGCTGGCCAAGTGGAGCGTCCCCCTGCGCCCAAGCATCAGCTGATCATTATTTGACCCGGTCCGCCACGTGCGGGCCTTTCCTTTGGAGCATCCTGTATGGAGCGTGCGTACTCAACACTCGTCATCAAGGCGATCGGCGACGAACCCGGGAAGCGCACTTTTAAAGGCGTTGCGTCCACCCCGTCGACCGATCGGACGGGCGACATCGTCGAGCCTAAGGGCGCCCAGTTCAAGCTGCCGCTGCCTTTCCTCTGGCAGCACGACATGAGCGACCCCATCGGCTGGATCACCGCAGCGACGGTGACATCCAAAGGCATCGAGATTGAAGGCGAAGTTGCCGATGTCGAAGAAGAGGGCGAGCTGAAAACTCGCCTCGCAACCGCCTGGCAAATGCTCAAGGCGAAGCTGGTCCGCGGCCTTTCGGTCGGCTTCAAGCCAATCGAAGCCTCGCGCATCGAAGGCACCTTCGGCATGCGCTATTCCAAATGGCTGTGGTTCGAGTTGTCTGCCGTCACAGTGCCGGCGCATGCCGACGCATCAATCACCGCGATCAAGTCGATCGACCGGGCCTTGCTTGCCGCGACTGGCATTAAGCAAGACCGGGTTGTCCGGCTGCTCGCTCCCGGCGTCTCGGGGCTTCCAAACGCTCGCAAGGGCGCCGTTTATCTGAATCAAACTGAGGTATCGAAATGAATCTGCAAGAGCAAATCAAGCGTCTTATGGAAACGCGCATGGCCAAGGCTCTCGAGCTCGAAGGCGTGCAAAAAAAGTCCATGGACGAAGGCCGCACCAAGGACGAATCCGAGCGTGAACAGTTCAAGACCCTGATGGGCGACATCGCTGCCCTGGACGAAGAGCTCACCGACCTGCGCGCCCTCGAAGCGATGCAAGTCACGAAGGCTGTGCCCGCTGCCGGCGGCGCCGCTGCTGCTGGCACCTCTGCCCGCGGTTCCCTGGCAACCGGCGCCGGCCCGGCCATTCACATGAGCCGCGATTCCGACGAGAAGTTCAAGGGTCATAACTACACCCGCATGGTCATCGCCAAGGCGCTGGCGCGGCTGGACGAACACGAGCGCTCGCCGCTGCAGATCGCAGAGGCTCGCTGGGGCAAGACCAACCCGACGCTCATCAACGTCATGAAGGCCGCCGTTCCAGGTGGCGGCACGGGTGCGGGCGAGTGGGGCTCGGAACTTGCGGCGATCAACCAGCAGTACACCGGCGACTTCATCGACTTCCTGTATTCGATGACGGTCTACGACAAGCTGCCACTGCGCCAGGTTCCTGCCAACGTGCAGATCAAGGGCCAAGACGGTGCCGCCACCGCCTACTGGGTCGGCCAATCGAAGGCGATCCCAGCGACCACCGCCGACTTCTTCGCCGTCAATCTGACCCCTCTGAAGGTTGCCGCACTGGCCGTGGTGTCGAACGAGCTCCTGCGTGACTCGAGCCCGGCAGCCGAGCAACTGGTGCGCGATGCTCTGGCCGAAGCCAGTGCCCAGCGTGTGGACGCAACTTTCATCTCGGCAGCCGCCGCGGTGACTGGCGTGTCGCCTGCCGGCATCCTGAACGGCCTGACCGGCATCGCGTCGGCTGGCACGGACGGCGCCGGCCTGCGCTCGGACATCAAGGCGCTCTACGCATCGTTCATCGCAGCGAAGAACGCCAACGGCCTGCAACTCGTGACGACCCCGTCGCTGGCCAAGGCGATCCAACTCATGACCAACGCCATGGGCCAGACCGAGTTCCCCGGCCTGAACGCTGGCGGCGGCACGTTGCTCGGCGATGCGGTGGTGACTGGCGACAACGTCGGCGCGGGACAGCTGATCCTGCTCAAGCCTTCGGATATCTACCGCATCGGTGACTCCGGTGTGCAGGTGTCCGTGTCGCGCGAAGCGATGATCGAGCAGGACACGGCACCGACTGGCGCGACCGATACCCCGGTCGCTGCCTCGCTGAACATGACCTCCATGTTCCAGAGCGAGTCGACGGCCATCAAGGTGGTGCGCTCTATCAACTTCGCGAAGCGCCGCGCATCTGCCGTGGCCTTCGTGGCCGGCGCTGACTACGGCGCCGAAGAAGGCGTCTAAGCCACCCCTGCCAGGCCCTTCGGGGTCTGGCTCCCCATTCGTTAAGGAGCCGCCATGCGTCAAGAACTCACCGCCCTGAAGGCATTCACCTATGCCGGCCGTGCTCTCGTAGCTGGCGATCCTTTCAGAGCGCCGCGCGCCGATGCTCGCGCCCTTCGTGCCCTTGGCCGTGCAGCGCCTGCGGGCACGTACCAGACCACGGCACTAAAGCCGACCGTCACGAAGGAAGTCGTGACTCAGGCGCCGGCCCGCAAAGCTGCCGCGAAGAAGGCCCCTGCAAAGAAGGCCCCTGCAAAGAAGGCTGCCGCCAAGTGAACACCTTCGGCGCGTACCTGCGCGCGCAGGAGGTTGAGCAGGCGGCGCAATCCAAGGCGCTTTCCGTCGTACAGCAGCCGCGCGGCCTTATTTCCTTTCCGTCTGAGATCGGCTGGATGGACATCACGCCTGCGCAGCCGCCCGGGTACTTCCAGCATGACATCAAGGTTCGCCCTGAGTCCGTGCTGTCGCATCCCACGGTTTTTGCCTGCGTGACGCTGATCTCCAACGACATCGGCAAGCTGCGTACCCGTCTGATGAGCATGGACGAAAGAGGCATCTGGGCCGAGACCACGAATCCCGCCTTCTCGCCCGTTCTTCGTCGACCGAACAGCTACCAGAACCAGATCCAGTTCAAACAGCATTGGATCATTTCAAAACTGCTGTGGGGCAATTCGTACCTGCTCAAGGTGCGCGACGGCCGAGGCATCGTGATCGGGCTCTACATCCTTGACCCGGCCCTGGTGCAGCCCATGATTGCACCGGACGGATCGGTCTTCTACCAGCTCACGCAGGACAACCTTTCCGGGCTGGAGCTGCCAACTGTCTTTGTTCCTGCATCAGAGATCATTCACGACCGGATGAATTGCTTGTTCCATCCGCTCGTCGGCATCTCTCCCTTGTTTGCTGCTTCGCTGCCCGCATCGAGTGGCCTGGAGATCCTGCGGGACTCGCAGCGCTTCTTCCGGCAGGGCGCAAAGCCCAGCGGCATTCTCGCTGCGGCTGGAGAGATTTCGGATAAGGACGCCCAGGAACTGAAGGTCTACTGGAACGACAACTTCACCGGGCCGAATTCCGGGAAAGTCGCAGTCGTCGGCCACGGCATGAAATATGAGCCGATCCGCATGACCGCGGTAGATGCGCAGACGAAGGAACAGATCTCCGTCGTGGCCGACATGGTCGCCCAGGTCTTCCACGTGCCCGCATTCAAGGTGGGTGGGCCCATCCCGGCAGGGCAGAAGGTCGGAGACCTGAACCAAATCTATTTCAACGACGCGCTGCATTCGCTGATCGAGGAAATGGAGGCTTGTCTTGACGATGGCATGGCGCTCCCCGTTGCCTACCGCACGGAGCTAGAGTTGGATAACCTGCTGCGCATGGACTCTGCCACGCAGGCAGAGGTAACTACCAAACTGGTTTCCGGCTCCGTTTTGACCATCAATGAAGGCCGCCGCGCGCATAACCTGCCGCCGCTGCCTGGTGGCGACACGGTCTATATGCAGCAACAGGATTTCCCTCTCGAAGAAGTCCGGCGAAACCAAATCCCCGCGGCAGCGCCTCCGCCAGCCGCTGGCCTCGCTCCCGAACCTGTGCCTGAGCCAGCACCGAGCCCCGAAGACGCGCCTCTGAGTGAAGAGGAACAGCGCGAGATGGCCGAATACATCGCAAAGGAGCTTGAATGCGAGCCGACCTGAAAGCAGTCGCCGATCTGGTGATTCAAGCCACCCGCGCGCGACTCATGCCCCTCGTCGAGCGCCTCGGCGGACTCGAAGCCGCAGTGAAGGCGATGCCTGTGGTCGACGAGGGCCAAGTGAAAGAGATCGTGCAGAAGGCCGTCGACGCCATACCTAGGCCACGCGACGGCGCCGATTTCCCAGCAGATGAGGTGAGCCGCATGGTCACCAACGCAGTGAACGCGTTGCCCGCGCCCAAGGATGGGAATGACGGCGTTTCCCCCACTGCCGAAGAGCTCGAGCCCGTCATTGCCGAGCAGGTTGCGAAAGCGGTTGCGCTGATTCCTGTTCCCAAGGATGGCGAAAGCGTGCCGGTCGATCAGGTCCAAAAAATGATTGACGAGGCGGTCACGAAGGCGGTTTCGGCCATCGAGCGGCCCAAGGATGGAGACCCAGGCCGGGACGCTCTGCAGATCGAACTGCAGCCAGCGATCGATCCTGCGAAGGACTATGCGCGCGGCACCTATGCGAAGCACGCTGGCGGCCTATGGAGAGCTTTCGAGGCCACCAAGGGCATGCACGGATGGGAATGCATCGTGGACGGCATTGCGGATCTGCGCATCGACCAGGCTACTGGACGGGACTTCACGCTCATCGCCCGCACATCGAGCGGCGCCGAGGTGTCGAAGTCCATCAAAGTCGCTGCTCTGATCGACAAAGGCATCTACCGGGCCGACGCGGAATATGAAGCTGGCGACGGCGTGACTTGGGGTGGTTCATTCTTCATCGCCCAAAAAGACATGCCGACTGGCAAGCCGGGCGAGCCTGGCTGTGAAGGATGGCGCCTTGCCGTGAAACGTGGCCGCGATGCTGGCAGGGGAGTCTCGTTATGACAATGCTCGTGACTGTTGAACAAGCCAGAGACCATCTCAGGATAGACGCTGGCTCTGTTGATGCAGGCGAATCGGATCTCACCTTGAAGATTCACGCCGCCTCTGGCGCGGTGCTGAACTTCCTCAAGGGAGCGAATCGGTTCGTCCAGGCAGAAGTGAACGGCATCCCGGCATTCGACGTCGACGGGAATCCGATCTACACCACCAATGTCCTGCCTGAGGTGCAGGGGGCCACGTTGTTGATGCTGGGCTACCTGTTCAAGGATCGTGATTCGGACAAGGACCACGAGTACGAATACGGCGTCCTCCCGCGCCCGGTCACGGCGCTGCTGTCGATGCTGCGAAAGCCGACTCTGGCATGACTCTCCCCGCTGGCACGCTCAACCGCCGCATCTTCGTCGAGAAGCGCGGCATCACACGCGACCCCGAGGGCGGCGAGATCGTGGACTGGGTGCCCCTGGGCGGCGACGGAATGCTCTGGTCGAATCCTCGGCTCCTGAACGGCACCGAGACCTTGAAGAGCGACACCCCCATCGCCACGGCGCGCGGCTCCTTCCGCATTCGATTCCGCGAAGACATCGACGCCACGTGCCGCGTGACCTACGCCGGCAAGGTCTACGAGATCCTCGCGGTGCTGCCTGATCTTGAAAACCGTGAACACGTCGACCTGGCTGTTCAGAGTGGGGCGAACGATGGCTGATGCTGTCACGATCAAGCTCAAGGGCTTTCGCGAGCTCGGGGAGCGCATGAAGTCGCTCAGCCAGGACATGAACCTGAAGATCGCCCGTGCCGCGACAGGGGCGGCTGCCAACGTGATCAAGAAGCGTGCGGTGCGCAAGGCGCCGGTGGCCGCCGAGGATTACGTGGTCGAGGGCCTGAAGGTCCAGCGGGGCAACCTGCCCAAGAACATCATCGCCAAACGCGTGAAGCCGAGCGAGACCGAGCTGACGAGCGAGCACATCGTGACCGTGCGAGGCAAGCGCAAGAACGGATATGCCAGTCGGATCGGTGCTTTACAGGAGTATGGGACTGTCAAGATGCAGGCACAGCCGTTCATGCGTCCCGCTTTGGATGAAGGCGGGCCAGAAGCAATCGAAGCCATGCGCAAGCGCATTGAGGCAAGGCTGAAGAAGGCGGGTGCATGACGACCAAGTCCCAAGTTGCCGCAGCGGTAGTCTCGAAGCTCGGGCCCGTGGTGAGCAATCGCGTGCACCGCATGGTGTTCCCATTGGCCACTAACCCAGTCTGGCCGGCCATCCGGTATTCGTTCGTCAGCACCATCGTGTCACCTGACATCTGCGGGGACGGCGGCGAAGAAGCCGCCGACTACAGGCTGCAGATCGATGTTGTCGACATGGAATCCAAAGGCGCAAGCGCGTTCTCGACGCTGTGCGCGTCGGTCCGCACCGCAATGGCAACCTTGCTGCCGACTTACGTATGGGACGGCGAAGCAGAGGAATACGACGCAGAGACCAAGACCTACCGGCTCAGCATGGATTACCTCGTCTACCTGTCTTCGCCGACCTAGATCCACCCCTCCTGATACGGCCCACTTCGGTGGGCTTTTTTGTTTCCCCGCCCGATCGGGCAACTCACCGCCGCTCGATCGGCATCACATCCCGAAAGGATTTTCATCATGGCCGCAGGAAAGCGCTTCAAGTTCTCTGGTTCGAAAGTGCGCATCAGCATGAGCGATGGCGCGCCGAAGACCATCACCGACATCGATCAGTCGGACCCGGCTGTAGTCTCCGCGGCCACGCACGGATTCTTGCTGGGCACTGTCGTGCGTATTGCCGCAGTCGTCGGCATGACCGAGGTCAACAACAAGCTGTTCGTGGTCGACAACCCCGACACCGGCGACTTCGAGTTGGCCGGCGTCGACTCGACGGGCTACACGGCCTATACCAGCGGCGGCACCGCGACGCCTCTGGTGTTCGGCGACTTCTGCGAGCTGACCAGCATCAGCCAGCAGGACGGAACGCCGGACGAGATCGAGGCCACCACGATCTGCTCGACCGCCAAGGAATTCGAGACCGGCCTGTCGGATTCCGGCACGCTGACCCTCGACTACAACTACGCGCCCAACGAGGCCGTGCAGGCGCGCTTCGCTGCGGCCAAGAAGAGCGGTGAGCAGATCGCCATCCAGGTGGTGCTGCCGAACGCCGGCGGCACGGTCGTGATGATCGGCACCGTCCAGTCGTCCAGCTTCACCGGCTCGAACGGTTCCCTCTGGACCGGCTCGACCTCGATCAAGCTCACCGGTGAGGTGTACGCGCTGTGACCAAAGACGAACTCCGCGCCAAGATCCTGGCCACCTCCAACCCGAAGCCCATGCCGGTCGACGTGCCGGAATGGGGCGGCGTCTTCGTTCGCCCCTTGCTGGTCGGCGAGATCGAGGCCAACAGCGCAGACACCGACCCCAAGCTGAACATGGCGCGCGGCATCGCCCGCATGCTGTGCGACGAGAACGGTGAGCTGCTGTTCGACGCATCGAACCCGACCGATCTGTTCGCCATCAATGGCCTGCGCGCGTCGACGCTGAGCAAGATCAACGCAGCCATGGACGCCGTCAACGTGACGACGGTCGAAGGCGCCCAGGAACTGGGAAACGGCTAACCCCGCGCGACCGCTTCAAGCTCGACTTGGCGGAAGCGCTGGGGTGCTCGGTCTCGGCCATCAACGCGATGACCGAGAAGGAACTCACGTTGTGGATGGTGCGCGGCCCGCTGTGGCCCCGCCGGCTCGAGCTGATGCTCATGCAGATGACCAGCACCATGGCACAACTTCAAGGGAACAAGACCAGAATGGCTGACTTCGACCTCTTCGCAAAGGACCGCACCACCGAGGCGGACACGGCCGCCCATGAGGTTGGCTTGCTGGCAGGCGTCGGCGTGCGCAAGCTCGGGCAGGGGCGCGCGCGATGAGCCGGGGAACTGCTGGTTCTCTCGTCGTCTCCCTTGGGCTTGACGCTGCCGAATACGTTCGGGGCCTCACCAAGGCAGAGTACGACGCAAAGAAATTTGGCGAGAGCCTGGGCGCCGGTATTCGATCGGCTGCGCTCGTGGGCTCGGCGGCCATCTCTGGAATTGCAGCATCTGCTGCAGCCGCAAGCGCCGCTTTCAACGAACTGCTCGAAGGCGCTGCGAAATTTCAAGACCTTGCCGACGAAACTGGAGCGAGTGCAGAGGGCATTGCAAGCCTCGCGGTGGCTGCAGGTACCGCCGGCGTTTCCATTGAGTCGGTGGCGGGCTCTATGGTCAAACTGACCAAGGGCTTGTCGGGGGTCGACGACGAGTCGAAGGCGGCTGGAGCAGCGTTGGGTGCTATCGGCATTGAAGTTTCCGACTTCAAAAAGCTCGACCCTGTCGCTCAGTATGAGGCGATCAGCAAGGGCTTGGCCGGCTATGCGGATGGCGCAGGAAAGACGGCTGTGGCAGTCGCGCTGTTCGGGAAAGCCGGTGCTGAGCAGCTCAAGGTGATGAAGGCGATCGAGGAGCAAGGTGGCCGCACCAGCATCCTGACCGCGGAGCAAATCTCCCTGGCCGACGACTATCTTGATCGCCAGGCCAAGCTACGAGCCGAACTGACTTTGTACGCCAGCGCGATCGCGACGCAATTCGTCGAGCCGACGAATATCCTGATCGGCCTCGTGCGCGATTCAGCGAAGGAGTTCATCAACGCGGGCGACCAAGTCAACGCATTCGGCATCAATCAGGGCGTCCAAAACTTCGCTGAGAACGCGGGCCGTGCCTTGGCGGAAGTCATCGACTACATCAAGACGACAAAGAGCGAGTTCGGCGCGCTCACAGACTTTTTGGGCTCAAGCATCGAAGCAGTCCAAAAGTATTCGAGCTTCGATTTCGCTGGCGGGCGCAAGGTCGGGGAGGACTTTCGGAAGAAGTATGGGCTGGACGAACTCGGTCGAAAGATTGCGGGCACTGAAGGCGCTGCAGCCGGGGAAACATACGTCGAAAAATACAACGCCCAGCTCGCGCGCAACAGGAGCGACCGAAATCGTTCGCTACTCAATCAGTCCAACAACCCCAATGCGGGGAAAGATTTGCGCGCCGCCGTTCAGTACGACGGGCCGGCCAAAAAGGGTGGCGCCGATGACCCCACCAAGAAGGCGCTCGACAACGCTCTGAAGGACCTGGAGCGAGGCGTCAAGCAGCAGCAGGACATCCTTTCTTCCCGCAACAAGATGCTCGACCTGTACAACGGCGAGAACCTCATTTCGACCCAGGCTTACTACGAAGGCCGCCGCGTGGCGATGGAAGACAACGTCGCCAAGGAATCGGCCATCTACGATCAACAGATCGAGCGGCTCAAGGCATTCCAGAGCAGCGCTGCCAAGGCCACTGACCGCGAAGAGGCTCAGGGCAAGATCAACGAGCTCGTCGAGAAGAAGGCGAAGCTCTACCGGGATGCCGGCGAGGCTGCGCTCGAGATGGGCTTCAAGGAACGCAAGTCCGCCGAGGACCTGCAGAAGCAGCTGAACGCCGTCAACGCCGACGTCCTGGAACTCACGGGCAATCTGTCTGCGGCTTCCAAGATCCGGCTCGATGCTCAGTACGAGGACCTGTCCAAGCGCCTGTCGGTCAACGGGGATTCCGCAGGCCAGGCGCAGTTGGACCGGCTCAAGCAGCTCAAGACGGCGCAGGCCGAGAGCGTGCAGCAGAGCGAAGAGATTTCGCGCATCACGGCCAGCCTGCAGGTGCAGGAAGACCGCATCTCGCTGTCCCGTCAGATTGGTGCCGATACAGAGCTGTCGTCCCTGGTGAAGACGGGTGAGGCGCGCCGGGCCGCGGTTGCCCAGATACAGGCCTACGTCACAGCGCTGGAGACCATCGCCAAGACTTCCGAAAGTCCAGCCCTGGCGCAGAACGCCGAGCGCGCACGCGTCGAACTGGAGAAGCTGCAGGCCGTCGCCGATCCGCTGGGCGACAAGTTCAACGCGATCTTCGTCGACTCGTTCGGCAATGCCTTCGCCGACTTCATCACCGGAAGCAAGACGGCGTCGGAGGCGTTCCAGGCGTTCGGTCGGTCGGTCATCAACCAGCTGGCCAACATCGCCGCGCAGGAGGCTGCGACCGCACTGTTCGGCAAGAGCACCAAGGGCGGGTCGAGCGGACTATTCGGCTCGCTGTTCAGCCTCGGATCGATGGCGCTAGGCGACTACACCGGCACCAGCATCGGCGGCACGTATGGGACTTCCACGCAAGCGCTGCTCGACGCCAAGTTCGCCAGCCTCTCAGGCAAAGCCGGCGGCGGCAGCGTGGCAGCGAACAGCCTCCACGAGGTCAACGAGAACGGTCCGGAGCTGCTGGACTACGCCGGCCGCCAGTACCTGATGATGGGCGACAAGGCGGGCAGGGTGATTGCCAACGGCGGCGCCGGCACCGGCGAGACCAATTGGAGCATCGTGAACCAGACCAGCGGCCGGGTCGACAACGTCGTCGAGCAGCGCGTGTCTCCGACCGAGCGCGTGCTGATCATGCAGGAGACGCGCAAGCAGGTGTGGGCCGAGCTGAGCGACCGCAACAGCATGGGGAGCAAGGCCATGTCCCGCAACTTCAACCTGCAGCGAGCCTGATGCCAAACCCCAAGATCCCCAACGGCTTCGCGCCGGTCGTGCAGGGCTATGGCATCGGCGACCCTGGCGGCGTCGAGCAGACCGCGATCGATGGCGGCATGCCGCGCATGGCGCAGCAGTTCGCCCGCGGGCCGCAGCAGTTCCAGGTGACGATGATCATGTCGCCTGCGAAGTATTCGGTGTGGGTGGCCTTCTATCTGCGCGTGATCAACAAGGGTTCCAAGAGCTTCGAGATGGAGCTCGACAGCGGATTCGGCTGCGAGATTCATTTGTGCTCGATCGTGAAGGGCAGCTACAGCGCCGTGCGCGTGCTCACACAGCACACCTCGGTTTCCTTCGCCGTCCTAGCCGTCAGCACGGCATACAACCTGACCGACCAAGAAGTCGAGGACCTCATCGACTTCTGGAATGAGACGGGAGAGGTCGGCGACGACCTGCTGCGGCGCATCGAGAAGTTCGCCAACGTCGACACCCGAGTACTGGATTTCTGATGGCTGAAGACCTCGCCTACCGGCTGCGCCAGTACCTGCTGTGCGCGCCTCAGAACATCTACGGCATCGGCGTCGTGACGTTCTCCCACTCGGCCATGTCGAAGGTCTGGAACGTCTGGCGCGAGAGCCAGGCCGGGCAGGTGCGCTTCGAGAACGGCGTGTTGATGGACGTGCTGCCGGTAAACATCAGCGTGGAGCTCGCCGGCACGCCTGCGAACCTTGACCAGGCCTACAAGATCGCGATCGACACCACCGACATCGACGACCTGTTCCGGGAAGAGCTGGACCGCATCCCGCTCGACACGCAGGAATTCATGCAGGTGCAGTACCGAGAGTACCTCTCGGACGACCTCGAAACACCGCTGGCCGGCGTGACGCTGGAGGCGCTATCCATCTCGTGCCAGATCGGCGCCTGTGCCATCCAGGCCAATGCGCCTCGGTACAACGTCTCCCGTACGGGCGAGCTCTACGAGCCGCGCGTCATCCCCATGATGCGCGCGTTCTTGTAGCGCGGCCTTTTCTCTGGACCTTCCATGAACGTGAACGACTATCTCGCCAAGCAGTACGGCCCGCGCGGCTGCTGGCTTCTTGTCGCCGACGTGTACGCGCACGAGCTCGACAAGTCGGTGACCGGCTTTCGCGCCATCAACAGCAGCGTGCGCGCGATCGCCACCGAGTTCCGCCTGGCGCTGCACAAGAATCCCGACGGCGTCGCGCAGCTGGCGGCACCCGCCGAGATGTGCATCGTGCTGATGTCGAAGATCGCCGGCTTGTCGGTCCACCACTGTGGCATCTACTACCAGGGCAGCGTGCTGCACGCGCTGGACACCGGCAACGTCTACCAAGACCTTGCCAGCCTGCAAGACGCCTATCAGGTGGTCGAGTACTGGGGTCTTCCCGCATGACGCAACTTCGCATTCACCGTCACCGCTTCGGGATCTCGACGGAGCCGCCCCAGGTCATCGAGGTGCCACACGTCGGCAAGTGGCTGGTCGACCGGTTCGAGCGCGGCCAGCGCACCGTGCTGCAGGTCTTCCGCGGCCAACCTAGCGCCGGGACCGAGATCAGCCGCGACTTCGACGCGCTGATGGCGAGTGACGCGCCGGTGTACACCGTGCTTGAGAGCCCGGGCACTGACCCGTTCACCTGGTTCCAAGTCATCCTGACGGTCTATTCGGTTGCGAGCGCCTTCATGGCCAGCAAGCCGGACATGCCGGCCAACGTGAACCGCACGCAGCAGAGCCCGAACAACGCCCTCGGCAGCCGCGAGAACCAGGTGCGCTTGCTGCAGCGCGTCGAAGACATCTTCGGCAAGGTCAAGTCCATCCCCAGCCTGATGATGCCGACGTACACGAAGTACATCGACAACATCAAGGTGGAGTACGGCTACTACTGCGTCGGCCGCGGGTACTACGCGATCACGGACGTGAAGGATGGCGACACGCTCATCAGCGCGATCACCGGGTCGAGCGCCGCCTTCTATCGGCCGTTCACCTCGCCCAACAGCGGTACGCCCTACATCCAGATCGGCCCTGCAATCATTGACCGCATCGTGTCGGTGCGCCGCGCGGTGGAGGTGGATGGCATCACGCTCAAGGCGCAGAACCAGATCCAGCTCGAGCCGGACTCGGGCTACTACTTCCTGCCGCCAGGCCCGGCAGGCGGCATGCCTGCGCCTCCTGGGAGCATTCGGCCCACGCTGCCGGTGCCGGCCGCCGCGACCGACCGCGTCGTGCAGTTCTACAAGCGGCCCAACTTCAATGCCGTCGTCACCGCTGGCCAGACCGTTACCTTCACCGTGCCCGACACCACCCAGGTGCGCAGCGGCACGGTCGAGGTGAATGGCGCTTTCCGTCGCTACTTTGACCAAGGCGTCGGCGCGGCACCGCTTCTGTTCGAGCGCCTCGTTCCAGGCGGCACTGTGACCTTCGCGGGATTCGTCGATCCTGAGAACAACGGCACCTTCACCGTGCTGTCCAAGGAAGACGAGCGCACCGTCACGATGACGACCGGCTCCCAGGTCACGGCGGACCCGCAGGCCGGCATCACCGTCACCGTCGCGCTGCCGGGCTCGGCCTTCAGCGGCACGCGCACCGTGCTGGAGGTGGGCGACGGCTGGCTGATCCTGGCTGGCGCGACGTTCCCCTACCAGCATGATGACCCGCTGTCTGGCGGCACGAAGTCGAACATGGTGGCGAACAACGGGCTGACGGACTGGACGGATTGGGTGACCCTGTCGGTGCTGGACCGCATCGAGATCTGGGCCAACGTCCTGGCTCTCAACGGCATGTACAAGGACGACGGCGGCCGATCTGGAACCTCGGTGGCCTACGCCATGGAGATGCAGCAGCTGGACGGCTCACTCAACCCGATCGGCGGCGTGGTCACGGCCACCGGCAGCCTGAGCGGCGTCACGACCGAAGAGCGCGCCGAGACGCTGGAGTACGCCACGGCCTGGACGGGCCCCACGCGCGTGCGCATGCGCCGCCTGACGCCCTACGACTACTTCTTCCAGGGTCAGGTGGTCGACGAGATCAAGTGGGCCGACCTGTACAGCGTGAGCCCTGTGAACAAGGCCGACTTCGGCAACAAGACCACCGTGCACACCGTCACGCAGGCCACGGCGCGCAGCACCGCGGTGAAGTCGCGGCAGCTGAATTGCATCGCCAGCAGGATGCTGCCGAAGTGGACCGGTTCGGGCTTCACGGGTGCCTTCGACGCCGACGGCCGGCACGTGTCGGGAGACCTCTACGAGACCGCCCTCGCGCAAGACATCATCGCGGCCCTGACGCTTGACCCGAAGATCGGCAACCGGCCCATCACCGACCTCGACATGCCGCAGCTGCAGAACGTCGTCGACCAGCTGTACGCCATCCATCCCGATCTGCCGACCTTCAACTACACGCTGGACAGCGACAGCCTGTCGTTCGAGGACACCGTCGACATGGTGGCTAACGCGGCGTTCTCCAAAGGGTATCGGCAGAGCGGCAAGGTGCGGCTCGCGCTGGACCGTCAGCAGACCAACAGCGCGGCGCTCTTCACGCACCGCAACAAGGCGCCGCAGAGCGTGATCGCCGAAGTCATCACGCGCACCTTCGCCAACGACTCGGCCTACGACGGCGTCGAGTTCGTCTATGCGGACCCAGACACCCAGCAGAACGAGACCATCAGGCTGCCGCTGGACGGCTCGGCGACGAAGTACAAGAAGTTCGAGATCCCCGGCATCCGGTCCTATGTGCAGGCCTGGATCCGCGCCTGCCGCGAGTACGAGAAGCTGCGCGGCCAGCGCCTGACGATCGAGACCAACGGCACCACAGACGCGCGCCTGCTGCTGCCGAACACGCGCATCGACATCGTGGACAACACGCGGTTCAAAGCCTACGACGGCGAGGTGATCGGGCAGGACGGCCTGCTGCTCACGCTGAGCCAGCGCGTCAGCTTCGAAGCCGGCGGCTCGCACAGCATCGTGCTGCTGCAACGCAACGGTGGCCTGCAGGGCATCACGGTCACCGCGGTGGCAGGACGTGACGACCAGGTCCTGCTGGCGAGCCTGCCGGCCGAAGCGGTCAAGACCAGCACCGATGTCGACGGCGTGGCCACGATCTATTCGTTCGCGGCCGACAGCGCGCGCGCGGCGCAGGCCTGGCTTGTGACCGAGATCGATCCGCCGAAGGACAACTACGTGACGATCCGCGCCGTGAACTACAGCGACCGCTACTACTACTGGGATACGCAACCCATCCCGCCGAAGGAATCGGTCATCAACTGACCGCTCCACCACTCCACGCACAGCGCCTCTCGAGGCGCTTTTTTATTGCCTTCCCCGAGAGGACGCTATGCCGGCTATCACCATCCCCGACCTCAATCAGGCGAAGCAAAACACCGACTTCATCGACCGGCTCGCCACGTCCTCGGCTCTGACAACTTCGGATCGGCTCGGCAGAGAACGCCGAACCTTCGAGGGCATCGATGCAGAAGCAGATAGCCGGATGGCTCAGATCGATGCTGCAGCGAGTGCCCAGATGGCGGAGCAGCAAGCTGCTGCAGACGTCCAGCGCGCCGCGATAGAAGAGTCTGCGAGCCTCGTGCTTGCTCAAGCGGGGTACGCGCCGCCAGTGCTTTACACGGCTGGTCTCGCGATGACCATGCGGACGCAGACCGTCGACTATGGGGCAAACGTATACGCTCCCAAAGCAGCAGACCTGCCGTTCACCACGAGCGGCGTCTTTGAGACCGCGAAGTTTCGATTGATCCAGGGTATCGCGTCGACCGACCTGGCGGCCGGCAACGGCGGGGATATGGTCGGCTATCTTCGGCAGGCTGTGGGCACCGTGTTGCGCACCTTGCGCGACAAGGCCTCGGACATCGTCCACCACCGTGAATTCATGACGGATCGCGGCGGGGTGATCGACAACCCTACGGCGATGGCGAACCTGGTCACCGCGCAAACGACGGCGAGCGATGCAGAGACGGTCAAGGTCATCCACTCCGGCACAAGCGTCTTCACCAACTTCTACGAGAGCTACCTCAAGACGATCGCGGCTCTGCCTGGTCGTTGGGCCTGGCGCCCGCTGCGCCTGATCTGGCAAGGCGATGCCGTATCCATTCCCGGCTCTGGCGGCGTGACCTCGTCGAGCAATCAGAGCCGCGATCACACCTCGTTTGCGGCCTACACCGCAGGGAACATCGAGACGTATCACACCGTCGGAAATTCCTTCGGCATCGGTGTAATCGGGCACATCATCGCGGATCTGAAGGCGTATGCGGGCGGCCTGTTCGGCTTCGAGTTCGCGGTGAGGGATGGCACGATCAGCCCGAGCGGGGTGATCTCTGCGCTGTCTGCCACTGGTCCTATCGGCTCCGTGACGATCGCAGGGCCGAATGATCTGGCCCAATATTTCGGTGGTGGCATTTCGAATCGATCGGGTGTGTATCGAGGGCGAGCGCTGCTCAACGACACGCGCAAAATCTCGCTCGGTTCGTGCACGTTGGACAACGCGACTCGAGTGGTCGCCGCGCCGACCACGGCTGGCATCCAGCCTGGGGACTATGGGGGATTTGATGCAGATACGTCGCCGGGCGAGCTGTCCACGACGCTCCGCTATCTCTCGCGGGTGCTGAGCGTCACCGATGGAACGCACTTCGTCCTGGACAACACCCCAGAGGGCGATCAAGGCGCCGGAGACGCGAACTACCAAGGTCCGAGCACGTCGGGTGCATTCACTGTGTTCCCCGCAACGATCCCTTCCGGCTACAAGCCCGGCCCGAGAACCTTCAGCTTCGCCGCGTCGCTGGGCAGCAACCTTGATTCTCGGTTCCAAGTCGGCGACACCGTCATCCAACACCCGAGCTTTGACACGGCGATCGTCGGCGGCCAGATCGACCTGTGGCGCAAGACGGCGCAGCGCGTCTTGAAAGACCTCGGGCAAGCCGTCGTCAACAACGGGAGGAAGGCGCGCGCCGCCTTCTATGCGGCCGGCAATGTGGGTGGCCTGGGCGGGTTCGCGAGCGGCGTCGAACTGCGCGACGTGGACAACGGCGTCAACATGACGAACTTCCCGAAGATCGCATCGGTGCGTGCGCAGGGCATGAGCATCATCCAGCGGAATCAAGCACCCGCCATTTTCCAGAGTGCGACCCCGACCTACACGCCGATCAAAGGCGATATGTTTTTGCGCGCTGACGGCAGCCTTTCGAAGAATGGCTACCTGTACGACGGTGCCAACTGGCACGAGATCGCAACGGTCACCGTGGCAAGCGCGGCCTCGATGCCGGTGGTTGACAGCGACGGCTGGCGCGTTTGGGTCACCGAGTTCGGCTATGCCATCGAGTGGGCGGTCACTGCGAATCGTTGGCAGTACATGGGCCTGCGCTGCATCGGAACTGCTGCTCAGCGACCAATCTCTTCCTCGTTTGTGATCCCGATCGGATTCAAGTACTTCGCAACGGACGCAACTGTGACATCGCAATGGAATGGCTCGGCGTGGGTTTGATCACAGTTCCTCGCAAAGTCCATTCGGCCGCCTTCGGGTGGCTTTTTCTTTTGCCCGCTCGCCTTCCTAGCATTGGATTCCCATGATCGAACAACCTGCCGCCGACATTGTCGGCCTGAGCCCGAAAGGCGCCAGATGAAAACTCATTTCTCCTGGCTCACCCGCTTCTACGTGTCCGGCTCGGTGCTGGTCACCGCCTGCATCGCCATGCTCGACCCGTGGAGCCAGCACCGCGGGATCATGGACCAAGACGGCTACGGCGGTGCCGTCGCCATCGGCCTGCTGGCGTTCACCGCGCTAGCCGGGCTGTTCGACGTGCTCATCAACGACTGGCTGCCGCCTCGCTACTCATTGCGATGCACACACCGGCACCGCCACCTCGTCTTCATGGCGATGGCCATCGGCCAGGTCGCGCTCGCGTTCGTTGAGGCGCGCAGCGACGACATACGGCCCGTGATGGCGCGCTACCTGCTTGATGCCTGCGTGGCGTCGCTGGTGGCGTGCTTGGGTGTGTATAGCCACTACTGGCGGACTAGGCGCGAGGATGCTGCGGCGTTTGTAGCGGGCGCTGCTGACGCGCTCCGGCGCGCAATGGAGTGCGGCGGCTATTACCCACCGATCCTGTACGCGGCCGGGCAGCTTATGCATGCGCAGAGTCAAACCGTGCGATTTGAAGGGCGAATCTACGCACCGATCGGGGCGACGCTACCTTTCACAACGAGCGGGCAGTTTGAGTCAATGAAGTTTCGAGAGCTGACGGGCTGTGCTGAATCTTGCGACGGCACGAACGAAGAGGTAACGAAGTGAGCCCAGCCCGAATCCTTATCCGCCTGAAGATCCTCGTGCTGTGCTGCTGGGTGCCGGTGGTCCGTGCGGCCACGCTATCTTTCGACGAGGCGCTGGCGCAGATCACGCTGCGCGAATCGCTGCTGCTGGGCGTGTTGATGACGCTGGCCGGCGTCACTGCGCTGCTGTTCCGCATCAGCAACCAGGTGAACGCCGGCGGCGACGACAAGCCCATGAAGCCGATCCGCAACCTGCCACTTCTGGTAGGTGCGCACATGTGCGGTTCGTGGCTGGCCGGCATCTGCGCGTTCTTCATGGCGTCGCACTTCGACATGCCCGGTCTGATGATCGGCTTCTTCGTTCCGATGGTCAGCTTCGGCGGCGCGAAGTCGCTGGAACTCATGTACAACAAGTTCGTTGCGGACAAGCTCTCGAGCGCGGCTGCAGCTGGAGGGCCAGCCACATGACACCCGAAGTACTCGCGCTCTGCACGGGCGCCACACTGGCCAATGCGCGCCGGTTCGCCCAGCCGCTGTCCGCCGCCATGGCCTTCTACGGAATCGACACCCCTATCCGGCAGGCCATGTTTCTTGCGAACGTCGGCCACGAGTCGGGCGGCCTGCGGTACACGACCGAGCTCTGGGACCCGACGCCAGCGCAGGCGCGCTACGAGGGCAGGGCTGACCTCGGCAACACCCAGCCGGGCGATGGCTCCAAGTTCCGCGGCCATGGCCTCATCCAGACAACTGGCCGCGCGAACCATGCGGCTGCACGCGACCGGCTGCGTGCGCGGTTCTCGAAGATCGACGTTCCCGACTTCGAGGCCGATCCGGTGCGCCTGGCGGAGCCGCAGTGGGCATGCCTTTCGGCCGCCGACTATGCCGACATGCGTGGCCTGAACGGTTGGGCAGACAAGGGCGACTTCGACGGCTACTGCGACATGATCAACCGAGGCCGCAAGACGGTGGCCGAGGGCGACAGTAACGGCTGGGTCGACAGGGTGCGCATTTACGCAGCGGCTCGCACGGCGCTGGGGCTGTCATGACCGGCGACCTCGCCCGCGACGAGGCCCGCGCCGCCGCGCTGCCCCGCGACTACGTGCAGGACATCGGCACCGGGCCCTGCGTGCGCAACGTGTGCGAGCGCTGCCTGCACATCTTCCAGGGGCGCATGTACCGCACCGTCTGCGCGGTGTGCACGCCCTTGCGGCTCACGGAGGGCAACCATGGCGCTGCTGCTTAACCCGAAAGTCTGGATCGCGCTGGCGCTGGCCGCCGTGCTGGCCCTGGCCGGCGCCTTCGTCTATAAGGCCGGCCGCGCCGCAGTGCGCGCCGACTGGGACGCCGAACGCATCGCGCAGCAGGAGCAGCGCATCCTCGCCGACCGCGCGCGCGAGCAGCGCAACGCGGCCCGTCAAGACATCGTCAATCAGGAGGCCCTCGATGGTCAGAAACAACTTGCGGCATTGGAGGCTGAGCGCGCCGCTGCTCGCGATGATCGTGAGCGCATGCGGCTCGCTATCCGCACCGCCACCGACCAAGCCCGATACATCGCCAGCGTTGCCGCCCGAGGCACGGGTGAGCCTAGTTCCGACGCCATCGGAATGTTTGCCGACATGCTTGAGCGCGCTGACCGCCGAGCGGAAATCGTCGGTGGATACGCTGACCAGCTTCGGGCGGCCGGCAGCACCTGCGAGCGGATCTCCGGTCGACTACTCGCTGTCGGGCAGTAGAGCGCCGCGCCGCTGATCTGGAGGCGCCTCTCCGAGGTCAGTCGTATAGCTCGGCGCGGATGTTCTCGCCGGCATTCCCGCCTGATTCCTCATCGCCGTAGGGGTCCGCGATGGTCGCGCACAGGTCGACCACGCCGTTCGCGAACTCCAGCAGGCGCAGGTCGAGCGCCGCGCCCGGCTCAACCAGGCCGACGCGCTCAGCGATCGCGCGGAATGCCTCCTGCGGGTCGCGGGCAGGAGGATGGATCTCGCCGACCGGATCGGCGTCTTCGTCTTCGGTCATGGGGTGGCTCCAGTTTCACGCATCGTAGTTCAGCCGCGTCGCCGCCGTCACTCCTCATCAGGATGCAGCCGCTTCCAGTCATAGCTGCCCGGCATCGGGGGCGACGACATCCCGAAATGCCGCTCTGGCTCAGGTGGATCGTCGGGCTCGGGAATGCGCTCGACGCGCCGGCTCCAGTCGTCGGGCGTCCAGCCTGGGTATCGCTCGGCGGCTTCCTCGGCGGTCAGCAGTTCGGACTTCGTGCGGCCCCTTGGGTTGGGAGGGGACCAGTACTCGTGGCGGATGATCACTTTCATACCGCTGATCGTAGCAAAGCACTGTTGATTTATCCAGTGCATGGCGGGGACGACTCGGCTGCAGATGCTGGATGAAGCCACAGTGGCCGCGGGCGGCATCGATTCGCACGTGTTTCGCACGTGGTCCGCTGGAGCCCATATATATTGGGCGCGCGCTAGGGTTCAAATCCCCCCAGCTCCACCATACCAAACAGAGCCTGCCAATGGGAGACCATCGGCGGGCTCTTTCATTTTCGGATTCGGATGGTCCTGTTTTGGCAGGAGGTTCGCACCGATTTCGCACGCGGGACGGGGGAAATTCGCACGCGGCGCGGGCTCATCACGCCACCGACTTCAACTTCGCAGCCTTCGGCTTCTGGTAGTCCTCGGGAATGAACTTGCCGTAGGTCTGGAAGACCATCTGCACGTCGACGTGGCCGAGCTGTTCTGCCAGCCACCAGGGGTTCTCGTGCGCCGTGAGCTTCGCGCTTGCGAAGGTGTGACGAACCTGGTACGGGTTGCGGTAGCGTACATCCGCTCGAGAGAATAGCGGCACCCACAGGGTTTTCCGCAGCTGGGCGTCTGTCGTCCATGCCTTGCCGGTGCGCGGATTCAGGAACACGCGATCGTTGGCCAACAGGCTGATCGCCTTCTGTGCTTCCAGCGCCTCCAGGGCGGCCGTGCTCAGTTCCATCACCCGAACGCCGGCCTCGGTCTTGGGGGCCTTCTCCTTCTTTGCGACCTGGTTGATGTCGATGCGCACCTTCTCGGCCTTCATGTCGACGCGCGACCAGCGAAGCGCCTGCAGCTCGCCCGGGCGCAGGCCCGTCTCGAACCAGAACTGCACCGTCGGCCACTCGTCCGGGCGGGCGGCCGCGATCAACAGGGCGCGCTCGGCGGCCGTGAACGGGTCGACGACGTAGTTGCTGTCGATCGCCGTCTGCTTGAGCAGCTTCGTCAGCGCGATCCGCTCGAATGGGTTGAACTTGATCAGGTCATCGTTCAGGGCGTCGTCGAACACGCTGCGAAACGGCGTCAGGAGGTTGCGCGCGAACTTGGCAGTCACGCCGAGCTCGCCGATCCACTTGCGCAGCATGCTGGGCGTCACGGACGCGATCGGCTTGATGCGCCACTCCTTCATGCGTTCGCTGCTGAGCGCCTTCAGGTAGCCATCGCACGTGCTCTGCGCCAACGTCCCATTCGACACCTGGGCCTCGTAGGTCTTCATCTGCGCGTCGATCAGTGTGCCCAGCAGGATGTGCTTGGGCATCTCGTCGAACTGCGCGGCGCGCTGGCTGTCCGGGAAGTACTCGGTGTACCGGAACTCGCCGGCCGCGATCTTCCGCTGGATCTCGGCGCGCAGCCCCGCGGCGTGCGTCAGCGCGCTCTTCGTGATCATGCAGGGCGGCAGCAGCTCGCGGCATTCGGTGTTTCGGAAGCTGAAGGCGATCTGGATGCGCTCCTCGGTCTTAAACTTCCGGATGCTCACGCCGCGAGGGGCTGTGAGGGCTGCGATTGGCTTTCCACCCATCTGTTGTACTCCTCGGGGTTGATGTAGAGCTTGCCGTTCGGGCCGAGCCGGCATTGGACGCCGTCGAGCCATTCGTGGCGCTTGCGCCGTGAGTGCACGGCGTCGGGAGTGTCGCCGGTGTCGGCACAGTGCTTCTTGAGCAGCACCCAGCGGTAGAGAGATTCGTTCGCGCTCATGACTTGCCATCTCCTGGTTGACGACTGGGGCTCAGCAGCGCGGCGAACTGTGGCCAAGACAGGCCGGGGGCGCCGAACACCTGGCGAGCGAGCGTGGCCGGCGTGATACGTACGCCGTGGCGGTCCTGGATCAAGCAGCCGCCGTCCCGCATGTCGATGCGAAGCTGCACGTACTTGCACCGGGTGTTGGCTGCCCAAGTCCATTCGCCGCGGCTGGCCGCCTTGAGGGTAGGCAGCGCCTCGGAGATGTTGTTCCAGACATTGCCGGTGGGCACGTCGGCATCCGCCTTGGGTGCTGGCTCAGCAGGCTTGGCGAGCGCTTCAAGCTGCGCCACCACAGCGCGCCGCGCGGCATCCGTCTCGGCGTTGTAGAGGTGCACGCCGCTGCGGTGCCGGGTATCGGCGTAGTGGTCGATCGCGTCGATCAGTGCTTGGTCGCTCATGCACCCTCCTTCGGTGTCTGGGCCGGGGTCTGGGTTGCAAGGGATGCGGCAAACCAGCCGCGGCGGTGGCATCGGGCGAATCTGGCTGCGCCTTCCGCCTCGTACAGGGCTTGCGCCGCTGGCGATAGCCATGCACCTTCCGGACTCGCCTTCGCGGCCTCCAGCTCTTCGGCCGGGTCGAGCAGTTCGAATAGGGCGGTGTCAGTCTGCATGCTCGCCCCCTTTCTTGTTGTTGGCGAGTGCGGCGTCTGCCGCCACACCTTGGATCATCGGAACAACCTCCATGCCGTGCACGGTCCGCACCAGCACCAAGCCCGCATGGCGCAGCGCCGTGTGCACCTCGGCAGGGATGGCGCCCGGCGCGGCCTCTGCGGGCTGCTGGGGAGCGTCATAGAGAGGCGTGACCACGCATTCGCAGTTCGTGAGTTCGTCCGTCACCTCGTCGAGGCTGTGCACCAGCTCTATCCGATCCTCTGCGGGGATGCGAATTGCATAGGCGTAGGGCTCCGCATCTCCAGCGCCTGTAGGTGCTGCGCGCTTTGCAGCGCATTTTTCGCAACTGCAATGCGCATCAGCGCCGCGCGCGGCCAAATACTGGTACACGTCATGCTCGGTCGGGCGTCCACCCACATGCGTCTCTGTAACCCATCGAATGCCAACATTGCCAGCGGCGATCTCTTCTGCCGTGAAGCGCGCTGGCCCGCGATAGGCGATGGCCGGTGCTGCGCCTTGAGAGGCAAGGGCAGCGATGGCGAGGGAATCAATCGTGCCGTGGGCATGCTCCCATGCCTCCACGGATTGGGGTGTTGCGCTGTCCACGTCCGTCATGCGATCCGTCGCAGCGTCGAGGACGGCGCGCAGGGAATCAATCTGGCCCTTGGTGAGGGTCGGCACCTGGGGAGTGCCTGTAGCGGCAAGGGTGGCCAAATGCTCAAGCAGCACCGCAACCTTGTAGCCGTCCCAGCCGGGGACGATGTAAGTGCCGGCGACGTGCGACAACTGGAACGCCAGCTCGCGGGCCTGTTTGCGCAGGGCTTCGGGGGATGGTGTGATGCTCATTTGCCGCTCCCTTCGGGCTGGTCGAATGCAAATCCTTCTTCGATGGACTCCGCGAATTTCTCGTACGCGCGCATCATTCCGTAGGCGACCGCACGGTTGACATCGGCGTCAGACATCCGATCTTTTGGCGACAACTGCGAGGTCCCGTTACCTCGGTCAAGCTGATGCTCGGCTGCTATGTTTTTTGCCCGCTCATCGAGAACGCGAAGGGCTTCCGCTTTGCTGAATCGCCGGCTCATGACTGCCCTCCCGTGGTGGCGGCAGCACCTTCCGAGGCTTCGTCCGCAAGCTCCTTGTCCGCAATATCCCAGCCGCGGCGCCCATCGACGCTTCGCGGGCAGCGGGAGCGAGAAAACTTGGCGACACGCGCCCAATAGCCGATGTCGTATGGATGGTCATCGACATTGATGTCCGGCAGCGCCTTGCGCACTGCCGAAAGCAGGCTGGCGCTCATGCTGCGCCGCCTTTCGTGGTGGGAGCGGCAGCGCGCAGGGCGGCGTTGACGACGCATCCAGCCTTGTGCGTGATGCGCGTGGGGCCGTAGTCCGCCTCTTGGCAGGCCATACAGGTATACATTGGATACTTGGGGTCGTCGTCGCGGTCGAAGCACTCTTTGGCAGGCACGTCCTTTGCCGGGAAGCGGACAACGCCCGGTGCCACCATGACAGGGCCGGCATCCGCTCCCAGTGCCTGGGGTGCTGGCTGGGCGATGGCGGTGCGTGCAGCGCGCTCCAGCCACTCGCGGGAATCGCGGAACACTCCGTTCGCCAGCGTCTCTTCGCCCGCCTTGCCAGCCGCGCGCACTTGATCGACAAAGGCCACTGCCGCGCGCAAGTCGGCCAACGGATCGGCCTGTGCCGGCTCTGCCGCATCTGCCTGGGGCTGGGCGCCGGTGGCGAGTTCGCTTGTCGCTGCGTCAAGTTCAGCAAGCATCTCGGCGCGCACGGTTCGGCCTCCTGCTGCGTCGGTCGTCAGTGCGTTGCGCACCATCTGCAATGCGGCCCGTTCGACCGCAACGTGATTGTTCAGCTTTTGATTCGTCGGCTCGCTGGCGGGGAGAGTGGCCTGCTGGGGTTGCGCGACCTCGTTCACCAACTGCGACATTGCGCGCAGCAGGCTCCGGTTATCGGGCATGCCAACTTCCGCCATCAGGGCCTTTATGCGGCCTTCCCAGTGCGACCATCCGCGCGGCGCCGCCACCGAAGCCACGGCATCCGCAGCCGGTGCAGCGGCAAGAGCTGCGCGCAATTCTTCGATGCACTTGCGCACGGGCTCTGCGCCATTCCATCGGCCAGGTTCGCCCGTGCCTTCGGTGACGATGCGGTAAATCTCGGCGATGGTCGCATTTGCGCTGCGGGCCTCCTGCGCGTGGATCTGCGCTTCGTTGCGCAGGCGCTCGATCAATGCTTCGTTCGTGCTCATGCTGTGGTCCTTCCGGTCAGGGTCGCAAGCTCCGCTCGCGCAGCTTCGGGCGTCGCAGCGAATGCGCAGGCCGACTCTTGGATGTTGATGAAGTCAGGGAACACGGCGCAGTAAGCATCGCCATCGGCGAAGACGCGCGATCTCGGGCCTCCGTGTCCAGGGCACGCCAGTGCCGGGACATGCCCGGCATAACGCATGTCCTCTCGGTTCATTTGCCCCGAGCAGTAGTTCATGCGCATAGGGCTGTGCGGCGGCACACCGAATGCCGGCTTGTCGCAGAACCCCGATGGGCAGCCGCCCGACCACATGGGCACAGAGCATTTGCCGAAGCCCATTTCGTCGAGTTGCGAGTGATGTTGGTTGAGAGTGCTCATGCTTGTTCCTTGGGTTGGGTGGAGGGAGGGGTGGAGGCGGGCTTCTTCACGACCGTGACAACCCAAGAGGCCGTGCCATCGCCGATGTCGAAGCTGCCACCGTGGTACTCGGCCTTTTCGATCACGGCCTTGAGCACGTCGCTGGTCACGTCGGTCGTGGTGCCGATGAAGCAGTTGCCAGCCTTGTTGACGCGACCCATTTGGATGCGACCACTGAGCGGAGAAGTTGCGATGCGCGCGGCCATCACTCACCTCCCTCTGCATGCAATGGGGCGGCGGGCGGCACCATCCAGTGCGTAGGCTCCACTCTTTGCACGGCCTCGTCGCTGTTCAGGATGACCCAGAAGCCCCCCATCCAGAAGCCGAGGCATGGAAACATGTCGATCCACTTGCTTGATCGCGTTGGGACCATCAGCAGGACCGGGATGTCCTTCGGCGCGCTCTCAATCGGCAGCCAAGCCGCTACCGGGTCTGCTGGAACAGGAGCGGGAAGGGCGTCGAGTGCGCTGGCCATGTGGTCACGCAAGGTCTTGCTTGCTCTGTCTTCGATGACGTAGCACGACCATTCGTCTGCGGCATCCAGGATTGCTTCGCGTACTTCTTCCGGCAGCACGCCGCCTGCGGGTTGGTTGTGGGAGTTCATGCGACCGCCAGGCGTTGGGTTTGGGTGAGCTTCGCGCCAGGCACCTCGATGCCCGCATTGATCGCGGCCTTGATCGCGGCCTTGTCCGGCGCGGGTTCCGGCGCCACCGGTTTCGTCATGTACTCGGCAGGGATCAGCCCGAGCTCGAACACGTCGACGGCAGCCGGGTTGTTGCGCAACGTGATGTTGAACAGCGGGCTTTCCAGCTTCGTGATGCCGGCGGCGATCATGTTGGTGCGCAGGTATTCGCGCAGCGCCTTCGCCTTCTTCACGCGGCCGTCGCGCAGCGCCTTCAAGCGCTCGATCTCGGCATCGATGGCGGGAACATGCATTTCCATGTTGCGGGCCACCATTTCGATGCCGGCGCCCTTCTGGGCGATGGCCTCCTGCAGGCCGGATCCTTCGATGGTGTCGGCGATCGTCTGCGCGTCGAAGTCGCCGTCGGCGAGCTTGTCCATCAGGCCGAGCAGCTCGCCGGTCAGTTGATAGAGGGCAATGGAAGTCATGCGGTCACCTCGGGCCATACGGCAGTGAGTTGGTCTTGGATGGCGGGCGCGATGTGCGCCCAGATCGAATCGGCCTCTTCGCTCGGCAGCGTGGCCAGGTAGGCGGCGGCGCCCGTCGCGTCGCCAGCCTTCACGCCGTCCTCAATGCGGCCGGCGCGGGCCTTCGGGCTCATGTCTTTGCCCTTCGTCTCTGGCTGCGCAGGCGGTGCGGGCTCGGCGCCGGACTCCAGCCAGGCCAGAAGACGTTCGCCGGTCGCAACGCTGATAGGCGCCGGCTCACCGCCTGCAAACAGGCCGGTGCGGTCCTTGCTGGCGTTGGCGTAGTGGCCGGCATGGATGAGGTCGAGCACGACGGTGAACTCGTATTCGATGCCGTCGCGCTGCTCGGTCTTCATGCCCAGCTTCACGACCTGCTTGCGGCCGTTCTCGCCCTCGGTCTGCGCTGTCTCCGTCTTGCTGCGGCCGGTGCCGATGATGTGCATCCGGCTCTGCAGCATGGCGTCGACGAATGCGCGATGGCGTGGCGTCGTCTCGTTCCAGGCGCTCCAGCTGTTGCCGCGGAACTTGGCTGCGGCCACCGTGTCGTTGATCTCCAGGCAGCCGCCAGAGCCCGACCACTCGTGCGTGAGGGAGTCGATGATCAGCGTGTCGTAGCCCGCCTTCTCGGCCGCGTGAATGGCCTCGATGTAGCGTTCGGGCGAGTAGGGGGCACTGAGGTCGAGCGCGTCGAACTCGGGCGGATCGAAGCGCGTGCCGTTGGGCAGCACCATCGGCTCCGCGTAGAGGCTGGCTGAGCCGTGTTCGGTGTCGAGCAGCGCGACGCGCCCGCCGAGACCCTTTGCGATCATCAGCGCCGCCATCGTCTTGCCTGAGCCGCTGGGGCCGGTAAGAGCCAGCCGTAGCCGGGCTTTCTTCCGGGTTGCTTTCGTGAATTGCATGGTGTTCTCCGTGGTCAGAATGGAAGGGGCTCAGCGTTCTTGGCGATGGCGATGCGCAGCGCCTTGAGCCACGAGTGGCCCTGGCGGCGGGCGTACAGGTATTCGGTGCGGATGCAGAGCCAGTCGGTCATGCGTGGACCCCCAGGTACTTCAGATTCCCCTCGACGTCCTCGGGGTGCGGCGGTGGCATGGAGGCGCTGACTTGCTCGGCGATGAACTGCTGCATCACTTCCCGGGTTGCCTCGGGAGCGGATTCGTAGAGTGCCTCGAATGCGTCAGACAGCTGCGCCGGCGTGAACTCGAGTTCCGTTGTGCCGCGCTGGAACTCGTGGAACTCCACGTTCTTCACGGCTTGCACAGCGATTGAAATGGTGTGTGTCATTCGTCTGGCTCCAAATCGTCAAAATGGGGATCGCGTGGATCGGGGTGTGCGATGCGGTGGGCGTTGCGCTGGCGTTCCAAGCGAACCTGGGCGAGTAGCTCGTAGTCGGGCTCTCTGTCGGGTGGGTCGTAGAGGGTCATCACCAGTTCTCCCCCTGGTATCCATCAGCCGGGCCGTCGTCCACCTCTTCAGCGCCGAACTCGCGCCGGTAGCAGGCACGCACGACGGCCTCGCATTGCTTGACGTCGAACCAGCCGATGTGGCACTTCTCGACCTCAGCGATGCCGAGTTCGCCGGCCAGCCAGGCATAGGCCTCGGTGCGCGTCATTCCGCCGTCTTGCCATAGAGGGTTGAAGGCGTCTTTGGCGCGCTTGCGTGCATCGCGCATCGGCTTGGTGGCCAGCGTGCCCAGCGGGATGCCGGTGAACGGGTGCAGGCCGACGTACGAATCGCAGCCTGTGCACATCAGCGCCCACGGCCACTCGCCGAACGGGCGGCCATAGATCAGCGCGTTCGTGTCGATGAAGACCTTCGATGCGCAGTGGGGGCAGCGGTCCGGCACAGGCAGCGGATTCAGCACGCGTGCAACGGCGCGGCGCGATGGGTTCGAGGGCGTCACCGGGCCGGGCGCGCGCGGTGGCAACGCCGCGGCCAGTTGATCGCGCATGCTGCGGCGGCTCACGGCAGCACCCGAAAGCCACGCAAGGCCGTGTAGACGGTCATGCAGACAAAGAGGACGACTAGCACGGCCAGCGCCACGCGCGCAAAGCGGGGCATCGGCGGCAGATCCTTCGGCGCCGGGTGCATGCCGTGCTCGCTGCAGCAGGATTCGTCGTGTGGAGCGTGGATCACAGGACGCCTCCAGCCATGAACGCCACCAGCACGACGGCAGCCGCCGCACACGCGCCAATCACGATGCGGTCAGCAACGTGCATCACGCGCTCGAATTCCATCGGCGTGATGCATGCAGTCGAGCTGCGCACATGCGGCGAGCGTTCGTCCAGGGTGCGGGCAAACCGCATCGCGGTCATCGGCATCGGTTCGACGGGTTGCACCAGGGTGGCTGGGGCCGACAGGCGGCGTGAGGCGAGCTCGTGCGCCATTGCGCCGTAGTGCGCCAGAGCGTGTTGCTTCTCCGCGGGGCTGAGTCCGTGCTTCATGGCTGCTCGCTGTCGGTCGGGTGAGGCTGCGTGCCGCCACGGATGAAGCACCAGAACATCACGCCAAGCACAGCCCAGCAGGCCAGGGCGGTTAGGAGGTCGGTCATGCTGCGGCCTTCCCAGTCAGAGCCGCAAGCGCCGCGCGCGCAGCCTCGGGCGTCTCAGCGAATGCGCAGTCCGATTCCTGGATGTTGATGAAGTCGGGGAACACGGCGCAGTAAGCATCGCCATCGGCGAAGACGCGCGATCTCGGGCCTCCGTGTCCAGGACACGCCAGTGCCGGGACATGCCCGGCATAACGCATGTCCTCTCGGTTCATTTGCCCCGAGCAGTAGTTCATGCGCATAGGGCTGTGCGGCGGCACACCGAATGCCGGCTTGTCGCAGAACCCCGACGGGCAGCCACCCGACCACATAGGCACTGAGCATTTGCCGAAACCCATGTCATCAAGTTGCGAGTGATGTTGGTCGAGAGTGCTCATGCTGCGGCTCCCGAAGTGGCCTCAACGATCACGCGTGCGCCGAACATGCGGCGGTATTGGCGGCGACCGTACAGGGCAACGTCGGCACGGCGCTGGCGCTTTTCAGACGACGCCGGGTGCTCGTAAGGCATCAAACGACGACCAGGCGCCGCATTCAACTGGTGCGACTTGACGCGGCGCAGGCGATAGGCAGGGAAGGTTTCACCGACGAGACGTTGGGGCGTGTGGACGTTTGCTTGCATATCGATCTCCATGTGGGCCACGAGGTGTGTGGCGATGGAGCTATCGTAGGCATATATGCCTGCGTTGGCAAGACAAATATGCCTGAGACCCGAAAATACTAGGGTTAGCAATGAGTCAAAAACGGGAATTCCCAAATACGGGACAAGATTTCGGCCCGTGTCCCGAATACGGGACATTTCCACTTCGGAAACTTATTCCAAACTGGAAACCTCACGTAGGGTTGTCAGCAGGACACGTCTTGCTACAGAGGCTCACACTTCGATGCATCTACAAAGCGAGGACAGCATGCGCGATATCCACATGTTCAAGAACATCGGCCCTCGAATGGAGGCCGCGCGCATGTCGTGCGGGATGACCCAAAGGGATGCCGCGATCGTGCTGGGGGTGAGCCGATCGGTGGTGTCCCGCGTTGAGCGAGCGGAGGTCGATGCTCAGGTCGCGGTGCTGGTCAACATGGCCACGCTCTACGGCGTAAGCACGGACTATTTGCTATTCGGAGTAGAGAGGTACGCAAGGTGCCCCGAGCACGGGCGACCCGAATGCAGGATCTTGTTCACTCCGCGTGACGCAGGTCAACGCCCAGACAAAGCGAAGCAAAGCCTCTAGTTGATCCCCTGCTTCACGAAACTCTCCAGGGCCAGTCTGAGAGACTTTTGTCCTGCGGAAGCCAGTAGGCCGGCCCCTATCGTGCAGTTGCCATCGCCGACTGCTTGGCCGGTGCCGCGAGCGGTGAAGGACCTGAGCGCGGCTCCAGAATGGAAGACAGTGACTCGCAATGCGATCTCGACCGTCGCAGTGCCAGTTGTGATGAGGCCTGGCGTGAAGGTGATGGTAGGGTCGAACTCTGCCAGATCGAACCTGAACACGGGGTAGGGCGCTGGCGCGCTGGGTTGCCGAGGCGATGACTCAACCGGGGAGTAAGCCCCACCGACGGTCTGAAGGATCGAATCTCGGATTGCCTGACCATAAGCCAACGGGTACTTGTAGCCCACACAAGCGAACGTAGGCGCCATTTCTTTACCGACGGCTTGTAACGATTCTCCAATGACCACCTCAGCTGGTCCGCGCGAGCCTTGGGCGCCGGACACTTCGTAAGCGGCGCTGGTGGACAGCACATCCGCTTTGTATGCGCAGCCTGTTGCAGCTGCGGCAATCACCATAACCGCAAGAGACTTCATCACGATTTTTCCTTGATGCTGGGAATGGCCGTGCCGCCGTCGCGGCGAAGGACACCGTCAATGGCCTCTTTGGTCTTGCCTAAGTTCTTGTAGAACTCACGCAATTCGGCCTCGGTCTGAAACGCGAGTGTCGGCGGTTTCTTTGGGTCAAGGTTTGGAGTTAGCAGTTGCCATGTCTCGAGCTCGAACGCCTTGGCCAGCATGTGGACGTTTCCGATCGTGGCTTCGTGCGTGCCTGCTAAGTATCGGCTGACCGTTTTCTGGTTGATCTTGGCTCGCGCTCCGAGTTTGGCTTGCGAGTCGAGCGTGGCGTGATTCTCCATCAGCGCCTTCAGATTGGCCGCCAAAACGGCAGCAGCAGGGCTTGGTGCAGGGTTTGTGCTCACCCCGTAATCGTCTCGCGAAAACCCAGGCAAATATGTCTTGCTAGACGAGGCATTTATGCCTAGGATAGCGGAATGCCCAAACATATCGATCCCCTAGCCGAAGTGTCCGCCGAGCTTGAGCGACGCAAGGGCGAACTGCCCAAGCTCGCCAAAGAAGTGGGAATGACCTACGACACGGTGCTTCGGATCAAAAACCGGGAGAACGATCCGGGTTACTCGAAGGTGATGACGCTGCACAAGCACCTGTTCCCGCGTGCTTCCGCCATGAAAGCCAAGGCGAGCGTCTAGGTCATGAAGTTCGACTTCATCACAGAGCGCCTCGTTGTCGGCAACGACTTCACGCTGGTGACCATCCTCGTCGGCGCCGCTGGGGCCGCGTTCTACCTGGCTTCCACCGGCAGCTATGTCCGTGCCGGTTGCTTCATCCCCGCCTTGCTCGTGGTGCTCCACCTGCTCAAGCGCGAGTCGACCTGATTCCACCCCCAAGCCATGCGCAGCCTCGCCTTCACCACCCGCAAGAGCGCGCAGACGCTCACCCACGGCGATCTCTGTGAAGCGTGCGACGAGCTCCTGCCTTCTTGATTTCTTGCTGACCACTTTCGATTCCATGGGTGCATTGGGCCTCGTCTGCTGCACCGCAACAACATCCAAACAAGGACGACACGGATATGAACCCCTCTGACGCCATCCGCCTGATGGTCAAGCACTACCCCGGTGGTCTTGAAGTGATCTCTCTGCGCATCGGAAAGAACCCAGAGACGTTCCGCAAGGAAATGAGCGGCGACGCGAAGTTCAAGCTGGGGCTGTTGGATTCGGTCATGGTGTCCGACCTTTGCATCGAGGCGAAGTCTGAGCACTGCCATGACTTCGTCAACGCCATCGCAGCCAGCGGCGGCGGCTTCGTCCGTCTGCCTGTGCTGGAAATGAATGCGCCGGTCAACCTGCAGCGCGGCATGTCCGACGTCATCAAGGAAATGTCGGACGTTGCGACTGCAACCATCGCCGCGGATGCAGATGGCGTGATCTCAGACAACGACAAGGCCGCGCTCGACAAGGAGATCGCCGAAGCACGCGAGTCTCTGCAGAAGCTAGAGCAGTCGATCCATGCCAAGCACGAGGCTGGCAAGCCCATGGCGCTGAGGGCAGTCGGATGAACAAGCCCGCAGCCCCTACAAGCGCCTTCTTCTGGCGGGGCACGCCCAGCGTCATCGGCGCATCCATGGTTCCAAAGCCTGGCGACCGCAGCATGGAAGCCCGCCTGCAGCGCGAAGCCCTCGCCAAGCTGTCTGGCAAGCCCACCAAGGCCCGGAAGCACCCGACTGCTGCCGCCCGTCCACCTTTCGTCACCGTGGCCAACGCCGTGGGCATCAAGCACGGCCGCCAGCCCAAGCTGTACACCACCAATGGCCTGGTGAAGCCCACGAGCACGAGCCTCCAGATTGAAGGCCGTGAAGCTGGTCAGGCTTCAACCGATCGCCGCGATGCACTGCGCCGGGGTGGCCGATGACCGAAGCCGCCCGCACCCTTTCCGATGCAGAGCTCGAGCTGCATATCGTCGACTGCGGCAAGCAGTTCCTGAAAGCCCATTCCAACGGCGACGAAGAGGGCATGCGCCACTGGCTGAACACCGAGGTCGAGGCAGTGCGTCAGCGCTCGCCTGAGCAGGTTGCGCGCATGGAGCGAGCCCTTGGCCTCGACTGCGGCTGCTACTTCGAGCGCATGGGCGCTGAAGCGCGGTCGGCTGCACAAAGTGGAGGACAGGCTTCGTGAAGCGTCCCGCATTCCAGTTTTACCCCGCCGACTGGCGCAAGGACGTTGAGTTGCAGTCGTGCTCCATGGCGGCACAAGGCTTGTGGATCAACGCCATGTGCGTCGCGCACGAGTGCGAGCCGTACGGGCACCTGACAGTGAACGGCAAGGGCATGAATGCAGCCCAACTGGGTCGCCAGGTCGGCCTGTCAGCTAAGGAAGCCGAGGCTCTGATTCTTGAGCTTGAAGAGGCTGGCGTGGTGAAGCGCACGCCCGAAGGGGTGTTGTTCTCCAAACGCATGGTCGAAGACGAGCGAGTCCGCAACGCGCGTGCAAGCGGCGGAACTGCTGGTGCCGACCACGGCGCGAAGGGTGCGAAGTCGGGCATCAAAGGGGGTAGGCCACCAACAGACAAGGGGGGTTTTGTTGATAAGACTAAGGGGGGTTTAGAAACCCCCCTTCTAGGCTTCGAAGAACCCCCCCCTTCTTCTTCTTCTTCTTCTTCAGCTTCGACAGATACCCCCCAACCCCCATCGGGGGAGTCGATGTCGTTTCCGGGCTTCGACCGATTTTGGGCTGCATGGCCGAAGAGCATCCGCAAGGAAGCCCGCGGGAAATGCCTGGAGGCATGGCGAAAAGCGCGAGCCGAGGGCGTTGCCGACGAGGTGCTGGCGCACGTCGAAACGAAGAAGGCCAGTGAGGATTGGTGCAAGCAAGGCGGGCAATTCATCGAAGCCCCGCTGGTGTACCTGAACCAGCGACGCTGGGAGGGCGCAGAGGCCTCCGAAGACCTGCTGAACACTGGCCACGTGAACAGCATATGACCGGCGACTTGGCTCTCATCGCCCTGCGCAAGACCGGTGTCACGCCGTCCGGCGTTTGGGTATCGGACAGCGACGACGAGTACGCCCGGGTCACGGGCCGCGAATGGCCTATGCACCGCGAACCAGTCAGCAAGCACCTGGCTGCGCACATTCGCATCGAGGCCAGCGACATCCCCGAAGCGCTCGACCTGCGCTGTGTGGTGGGCCTGACGTGCCATGTCCACGGTGACCGAGGTGCAACCCGTTTCGACCGACTTTTCGACGCCCTGATCGCTGCCGGTGCGCGCGTGGTCGTGGGCATTCAGGCCAACGGAAAAGGCCGCTTTACCAGACCCCAGAAGGAGCTTCAGCATGGCTGAAACATTCGCCGATACCGACATCGATTTTCGGCAGTACATGCAGGCCACGGAGGCCCGCCAGCGTGTCAAACCTGCGTCGATCTACGTGCGAGACCTCATCGCCCGCGTGAACAACCCGCAGGCATCCCGGCACCAGTACATGCCCTGGGGCAAGACCAGGGGAGCGCTCCAATTCCGCCCGGGTGAGGTGACGGTTTGGGCTGGCGAGAACGGCAGCGGCAAGAGCCTGATCACCGGTCAGGTGACGCTGTCGCTGTGCGCACAGGACGTGCGCGTGGCCATCGCCAGCTTCGAAATGAAGCCCACCAAGACGCTCGAGCGCATGGGCCGTCAGTGGACGCATTTCAGCCTGCAGGACAAGCAAATCATGTCCGACCCCGCCGAGCGCCGCGCAACGCTCGAGCGATACGACGACTTCGCCAATTGGACGGACGGCAAGCTGTGGCTGTACGACCAGCAGGGCACCGTGCAGTGGCGCCAGGTCTGCGCTGTCACGCGCTACGCCGCACAGGAGCTGCGGATCGGCCACATGGTCATCGACAACTTGGCGAAGTGCATCAAGGACGAGGACGACTACAACGGCCAGAAGGAGTTCGTCGACGAGCTCACCGCGATTGCCCGCGACGAGGACATTCACATCCACCTCGTGCACCACATGAACAAGTCCGACGGCAAGCCGACGAAGCGCGCCGTGAAGGGATCGGGCTCGATCACCGACCAGCCGGACAACGTGATCCTGGTGCATCGCAACGAGGAAAAGGAACGCAAGGGTCTTCGCGACCAGAGCGTCCCTGACACCACGCTGTACGTCGCCAAGCAGCGCAACGGCGAGGGCTGGCAAGGCGAAATCAAGCTCTGGTACCACCCTCAGAGCCAGCAGTTTCTCCCCGGCGCTTCCGAGCCGCCCATGGAATTCATCAACGCCCCCGAAGAAGACGAAACGCCCTGGATGGGCCACGAATCCTGACCCCTCAACCACTAGAGATCCACATGACCGCAAAGCCCGAGTTCGCATTCCGCACCCCTACCGACGTCTTGCTGACCAAGGTCAACCCACGCAAGGAAAACCACGGCGACCAGCATGTGCAGGCGGTTGACCTGTGCATGTCGGTCGACGTGCCGAATACCAAGCTGTCCGAGATTCAGCCAGGCTTCCTGGAAGCGATGTTCTTCAACGCCGCCGGCGAGGAAGGCCAGGAGCACATCGAAGGCGTCGAGTCCATCCGTCCGAACCTCCGCTTCCCGAAGCTGAATGACGGCAAGTTCGGCCTGATGCGCAAGAAGGACCTGTTCGCCGGCTACACGCTGCGCATCAGCTACGGCCTGGGCGACGACCTGAGCAACATGGAGTTCGACTGCTGCAAAGTGAAGAACCTGGCCGCTGTGCTGAAGGAGGGCGGAACCGTGACGCTCGGCTGGACAGCGCAGTACACCGGCGACCGCCTGGACCGCGACACGCTGGGCAACATCGTCGGCCTTGAAAAGGACCTGATCACGATCACGCTCATCCCGCCCGTCATTGAGCAGATCGAGGAAGAGAAGCCTCTGAGCGTTGAAGATGTGTTCGGCCCCGGCGCTGGCGACAAGGAGAAGGTACCAACCGTCGAAGACATCTTCTCTTCGACTGCTGATGGCGGCGACGGCGACGATCTGCCGGACAGCGACACGGACGCGCGCTGAGTATGACGCTCTACATCGGCTGCGATCCAGGCCTCACTGGCGCCATCAGTCTGCTGAAGCCGGGCAACGTCCTGCTTGACTGCCAGGACCTCCCCACGTGCGACAACGGCACGGCCAGCGGCAGCATGAAGCGCTGGCTCGACAACGCCAAGTTCATGGCGCTGCTGCAGTCTTGGGCTGAGCGCTTCGAACTGGCGACCGAGGGCGTCGAGATATTCATAGAGCGCCCGATCCCAATGCCGAGCCTGCCGGCGCAGACCATCGCCAGCCAGTTCGACACCTTCGGCGTGTTGCGGGCGCAGCTGCAGCGCCGCGGCAGCGTTCACTTCGTCAATCCGCGCGACTGGAAGAAAGCCTTCGGGCTTGGCACCGACAAGAACGCATCGCGCACCAAGTGCATGGCGCTCTACCCGTCGGCCCCAGTGTCGCGCGTGAAGGACCACAACCGGTCAGAGGCAATCCTGATCGGCCACTACGGCGTGCGGGAGCTGAACGGATGACCTGCCGCCACTGCACCGCTGCGGCCGATCGCCCTGCGCATCCCTTCTACACCGCAGGATGCGTCGACTGCGGCATCCGCGAGCTCGCACAGAGCCCAGAGTTTCACGCGGGCGGCATGGACGGTGGCGATGCGAAGCCGTACCGCAAGCGCCTTTCGCTGGTGTTCGGCGATGCCTGGCGCGACGGCCATCAGCACGTGCTGGCTTGCGCCGCGCGCATCAAGAAAGCGAAGGCCACGACATGACGCAAGCGATTGAACGTGAACCGGTCGCGGTTGCTCGCCAGGGTCACGCCTACGACCACTTCGGAACGCGCGTGCTCGCGTTGAGCAGCGGCCCGCGGCCCAGCATACGGGCGATCGAGGGGTTGTGGCTAGGGCCACTGCGTGAAGCCGACGCGGCCGACCTGGTGGCGCTGCCGATGGCCTATTTCCATGGGCAGGTGCCGCGATGACCCGCCACCCCTTCCGCCAAATCACCCCCCAGGTCCGCGCCAGGGCCATCCAGGCAGCGGAGGCCGCGTGATCTGCGCCCGCTGCAATCGCATCCTGCTGCGCCCGCCGGTGGTGCGGGGCGGGATGTCGTTCGGCCCCAAGTGCGCGGCTGCCGTCGGCGGTGCAGCGCCGCGCCGCGCGCGCCGGGATGCGGCTGCGCCAGCCTTTGACGCTCGGCAGCGTGATCTGTTTGGCGAGGCTCGCGCATGAAGACGATGACCATCACCACCCCCGACCAGTACAAGGCCGTCGTCCGCTCCTGGTACGCCAGCGACGTGCGCGACGACTTGGTCGCAGGCCACTCCATCGAGCTCACCCTGAAGCGCCGCAAGGACACCAAGAGCCGGCTGCAGGAAGAGAAGTACCACGCGATGCTGAACGACATCTCGAGGCAGTGCCGCCTGTTCGGCAAGGAACTGCCGCCGATCTCCTGGAAGCGCGTGCTGGTCGACGCCTTCAAGCACGAGACGAAGGACGACCCGCAGTTTCGCAACGATTGGGCTCGCTTCGGCGACATCGAGCTCGTGCCCGCCTTGAACCACCCCGGCTTCGTGATGGTCGGCGAGCAGTCGCGCAACTTCAACACACGTCTCGCCAGCGGATTCATTGAATGGCTGCTGGCCTACGGCGCCGACAACAACGTGCAGTGGACCCCATCGCCCGCGGAGCGCGCACAGCACGCCGCGATGACTCGCTGACCCACCAGATCAACCCCAAGGACCCCACCATGCCCACCGACACCCAAGCCCAAGAAGCCTACTTCCACCCGAAGAACATCAGCCAGGGCCAGGCCCGGATCCTGTACGCCAAGGCGTGCGTCGACGTGAGTGGGAACACGCACGAAGAGGGCTGGATTCTCCCGGGCGGATCGCGCACGCAGAGCTTCAAGGCTGCGCATGCCGCTGCTATGCACCTCAACACGCTGATGGGTGGCGCCGCATGAGCCTGACAAATCGGAAGCCGATGGCGCGGGGCAAGGGCTTTAAGCGCATGCAGGTGGCCGGTTCAGCACCACGCAGAAGTGAGGCGCCATGCGGGGTGCCGACCGATTCGCCCTTGCTTGAACACCACCAGGTGGCCGCCCTGAAACCGCTGCGCCGCGGCACCTACGCCGTTATGGGAAATCTCATTTCGGCTCCGAAGACCGAGGCCCACCGCAATCCGCACCTCCTGTCCATGGCACGCGGCCGCCCGTGCCTGTTCCGCATACCTGGCGTCTGCAACTTCGACCCGGAGACTACGGTCGCCTGCCACAGCAACCTGAGCATCCACGGCAAGGCCGGCGCACGCAAGGCGGACGACGAATACAGCGCATGGGGATGCTTTACATGTCACTCGCACATCGACCAAGGGAAGGGCGACGCGACGGCGAAGGAGCTGGCATTCATGGGCGCGCACCTGGCACAGGTCTGCGAGTGGCGGGCCATTGCTGCAAGTGCAGGCGCCGACCCGAAGGACATCGCCGCCGCTCGCTGGGCGCTCGATCACCTCAATGCAACGCCGCACGGCATGTCGTGAACCAACAGAGGGTAATCCGAATGAAGACGCTCAAGAACGCAGCCGTATTCCTTGTCATCACGGGATTCGGCATGGCTTTGACTTACGCATGCGGCGCCCTAGGCGGCGCCTCAACCAATCCGGCTGACTGGCCCATCGACTACCGCGAGAGCGTGGCAGCTTGCGGGACGATGCTTTCTGTGGGCGCTGGCGTGATCGCGGTCGCCATCATGAACGGAGCCTGAGATGTACACCATCACCCTATGGCTACTTATGAGCGTCGGCTCGCAGATCCAAGGCGGCTACTCAACCGCAGCTTCAACGCAAGTGGTTGAGCGCTTTGTCGCGGCGCAGGAATGCGAGCGCGTCCGCGCGCTGGCGGAACAGGTTCAGAAAAACACGCATCTGCGCTGCATCGAAGCGAAGGTCTACAAGCCATGACCACCACCCTAAAGAGCATGCGAGACGAGTTCGAGGCGCACATGCGAAGCACCACGCTCAGCAACTGCGTGCGCATGACCGACGGCGACTATTTCAACCCGCACATCCAACACCAATGGGACGTCTGGCAGGCCGCTACAGAGGCGGCAGCGAAGAAATGCGAAGAGCTCGTGTATGCGATCGACAACGGCGGCAATGCTTACAAGCGCGAGGCTTCGGCATCCCGCTGCGCTGACGCTATCCGTGGAAGAGACAAGGAGGTTCTGTGAATCACAAATCACTGGATGCACTCAACTCTGGCAGCAAACCGGAGTTGCCGGCCGCTGCCGGCCCGCTCCGGCTCCTTCCGGCCGCTGCCGGCGTCCGCAACCACGAGAGCGGCGAGTGCTACTTGGTGCCAATTCTCGTGGCCGACATCCCCCGGGAGGCGCTGGAATGAGAAAACGCACGCGCCGCAAGCACTACCAGGCGACCACGCCCGCGATCGCGTTCGTCATCGAAGGCGTCCGGCCCATCGACGACCGCAAGGCGCAACTGCTGCTGGCCGCAGAGCATGAAGCCCTCGACGCCTTCCGCACCGGCACCGCCACGCAGAAGCACTGGCGCACCATCGCCGACGTCGTGAACCTGGCCGAGACCCTGGCAGGCATGGGCGTCGGCCGCGATGAGGTGTCGCCGGTCCTGTCCAGCGTCGAGCAGCACCTCGGCGCCGCGCATCAAGGCTTCCTCCGGACGAACTGCATCGAGACCACGCCGGACGGCCTGCAGGCGATGCAGGACCTCGTCGAATACCACCACCTCCAGCGCACCGCCATTGACCTGGCCACGCTGGAGCGCGCCATTCAAACCACCATGAACCGGATCCGCGCCGCTCACCCGAGCGTCAAGGTGTACGGCTGATCGACTACCCCAAGGAGGAACCATGCTCATGACGAACGACGAAGACCAGAACGCCCCCCCGACCATCGAAGAGAGCTACTCCACTGCGGTCGGTTCATCCAACCTGCGCCACGAGTGGGACCGAAACGGCGCCGTGCAGGTGATCATCGCCGCCGGCCTGAGCCCGCACCGGTTAGGCCTGGCCCTGCTGCGCCTGCGCACGGAGTGGGACAGCAGCGCCAAGCCCGCGGCGCCGACGCTCGACCAGCTGCGCGCGCTGGCCGGCACCTACGCGCGCGAGCCCAACGGCCTGGTCACCGTGCCGACCATCGACGCTGGCCAGGACGACCTGAAGACCGAGCAGGTCACGCCGCTGGCGGCCGCGCAGCGGCAGGCAGAGGCGTGGTTCGAGACCGAGCAGCGTGCCCTGTTGCAGCGACTGAAGTCGCTTCCCATGGTCCGCGGTGCCCTGGATCGCTGGGCACTGGCCGAAGGCATCGAGGCCGCGCCCCACGTGGTGGCTGCCGTGCTGACCTGGTGGCTGTCGCCGAAGTGCACGTCGTGCAAGGGCGTGCAGAAGCGCGTGGTGGAGGGCACCGGCCGGACCTCAAGCCGGGATTGCTCGACCTGCCGCGGCACGGGTGAAGCCAAGATCCCTCACGGCTTCCTCGGCAGGAAGGTGCTGGGGTACATGGGGCACTGCATGAGCGACGCCAAGCGCCACCTCAAGGAGACGAAGTGGCGCCATCAGGCGAAGTCGACAGCGTGACCATGCCGGTGTCTATCGGGGAAACGGTGACAGATTGGTCCATTTCTGATATGGTGCGCCCACCACAGCGCGACCCCGAAGAGACGCTGGCGCCATTGAAGCGCAAAGGCCAACGCCTCATCCACTGCCCCGGCCCGATCCGGGGCCGAGTAGTTCGGGGAAAGCCGACTCTGGAACGAGGGCCATGACAGAGACCACCTCCAGGGAATGGCAGCGCGTAGACCAATGCCTCTCACCCGCAAGGTCCCAGTAAGAGGCGGTCACGCCCAGCACGAGAAATCGGGATGCTGGCAACGTTGCAGAACCGCTTCCCTCGCCCGGTCGGCCGCCGCGCAGGGAACTGGAGGTTGATTCTGTGATGGTGAGTGCGCAGTGCTGATGCGCAGCCGTAATGGCCGGTCGCTGGTAAATCGGAAACTTGGGACCGACTGAAAGTACGTCGGCAAATAGCCAGAATGCCGGGTTCAGCACCGGCCACCACCAACACTCAGCCACCCAGCAGCAATGCTCAGCGGCTTTCTCATTCGGATGGTTGCCGGAGTGGCAACGGCGGTTTAAATTACGATGTATGCCGTCCAAACTATTCCTCCATGATTGCCCGACTCACGGAAACGTAAAGCACCGGAGGCGCTTGGACGGAGGCGTCAGGTGTTGCATCTGCGCCGTGAATCAGATTGATGATTTCCGGCGAAAGCGGAAGGACAGGCTGCTGCAAGAAGCTGGCGGCGCATGTACTCGATGCGGCTATTCAAAGTGCTCCGATGCACTTGAGTTTCATCACCGTGAACCGAAGGACAAGCTCTTTGAGCTGTCTCTCGCCGGGATGACGAAGCGCCCGGATCAGATCGCTGCGGAGGTCGCCAAGTGCGACCTAGTTTGCAGGAACTGTCATGCCGAGATTCACGAAGGCATGAGAGCAAGTATCAAGGATGGTTGACCGAGAGGTAAGGTGTCGGCCCGCTAAGCCGTAGCCGGTCAGCAATGGCCGCCGAGGTTCGAACCCTCGACCATCCGCCAGTTCAGGAAGATGCCGTGCAGGGCACGAAGCGGTCTTGAAAACCGTGGGCGCCAGGGATGGCGCATGGTTCGATTCCTTCATCTTCCGCCACCTCATCCCCAACCAATCTCCACGGCAGCTTGAGCCGTCCCCGTAAGCGGACGGGGCTTTGTCGCGACTACCCCATCGTCATCAAGCGCGGGGTGAACCAGGCGTCCAGCGGTGCAAGCCGTGATGGATGGGCGCCATTCCTGAGGAACCGACCATGTCCTTCGCTGGCGCCGAGAAGCTGAGGCCGCAGCCTCACACCGAAGGGCTAGAGCCTGGCCGGTTCGAGACCCGCATGCGTTTCATGCTGGAGACCAAGGAACCGATCATGCGCGCACTCCCCGCGCCATGCACCCAGTGCGGCGCACCGCACGAACTCACACTGCACACGTGTGGCTACTGCCTCACGCCGTACCCGCTCGCGTACTCTGCATCGCCGCCACCTATGCAGGACGAGACGATGTGGCTCTGACCGCCGCGCCGCGTCATCAACCCGACATGACCGCACGCTACGACAACCAAGACGGACGCATCAGAGGCAGGAAGCTACAAGAGCGCAGGCTTAGGCTCTGGGCACAGGCCAAAGGATGCTGCGCATCGTGTGGAACCCTCACCACCTTCCCCGACGGCTTCCAGCTGGACCACAAGGTTCCCCTGTTCAAAGCCGGCCCAGACACCGACGCCAACTGCCAGGTGCTCTGCGTCACCGTGAAGGGAAGAGTCGGGTGCCACGACCGCAAGACAGCCGACGACATGGGGCAGAAGCTCCAGGTTGCCATCGGCGATGACGGTTTTCCGATCTGACCCCTGAGGCGCACCGATCTGGTGCATTTTTGAAAATGAGGGTAGGGGGGGGCGATTTTTCTCGGGGATTGGTCCCGATGGAAACCGCGCATCCAGCCTTTCTTTCACACGTGCAGTTCACAAATCCCAGTTTTTGACAGACCGAGGTCCCCATGCCCAACCCCAAGAAACCGCGAGCGCTGAAAGTGGTTTCCGGGACCATCCAGCCGAGCCGAGACACCACTGTTGCGGTCGACCTACCGATGGTGGCCGAAACGCCGAAAGCACCTGACTGGCTGCCGAACGCGCACGCCATCAAGGAGTGGGACCGTTTGGCCCCCATTCTGGTGGCGAACAAGCTGCTGACGGAGGCGGGTCTGAGCGCCTTGGGCATGCTGTGCGCTCTGCATGGCAAGCTGGTGCAGCTGTGGTCAGCAGGGGAGGCGCCGGTCGCATCGATGGTTGCCCAGTACCGGAACCTGATCAACGACTTCGGCCTGACACCTGTTGCGCAAGGCAAGGTGAAGCCGGTAGGGGAAGAGCCGGCCGGGAACAAATTCGCGAACCGTGGCAAGCGCGCCGCGTGATTTCGTTGCCGTAGCCAAGGACTACGCCAAGCGGGCAGCCAACCCGAAGAACCACAAGAGCTTCGGGATCTGGATGCGCCTGGCTGCGCAGCGGTTCCTGGACGACCTCAAGCGGGCGAGCGCTAAGAATGCGCCCTTCGTCTTTGACGAGTGGCATGCGTCGGACATCTGCCTGTTTGCCGAAGACCTGCCGCACGTAGAGGGGACCTGGGACACCCCGACCATCGTCCTGCACGAATCGCACGTGTTCTTCCTGGTGAACCTGTTCGGTTTCAGGAAGCATGATGGCACGCGGCGGTTCACGACGGCGCTTTTCGCAATCGCCCGCAAGAACGCCAAAAGCACCCTCGCCGCAATCATCGGCCTGTACTGCCAGAACTGCGAAGGGGAGAACGGGCCTCAGGTCATCACGGGCGCCACCACAGGGCAGCAAGCGCGGATCGTCTTCAAGGTCGCAAAGACCATGGTCGAGAAAACCGAAGACCTGCGTTCGGCGTTCGGACTCGAGGCTTTCGCCAACGCAATCGCCAGCTTCAACAACGGCGGCACCTACAAGCCGATCAATGCCAAGGCAAGCACGCAAGACGGATTGAATCCGAGTTGCACGATCCTCGACGAGATCCATGCCCACAAGAACCACGACCTGGTGAACGTGCTCAAGTCGGCGGCAGGCGCTCGGCGGAACCCTCTGTTCCTGTACCTGACGACCGAAGGCTACGCCAATCCCGGCCCATGGGAAGAAGAACGAGAGTTCGCCAAGAAGGTGCTGCGCGGCCTGATCGAGGCCGACCACTACCTGGCGGTGTACTACGCGGTCGACGAGAAGGATGAAGACTTAGGCACCGAGGCAGACGACGACTTCGACGAGAGCGCGTGGCGGAAGGCCAACCCGCTGATGGACGTCAACCCGCTGCTGCTCGACGAGATTCGCAAGGCAGCCATTGAGGCGAAGGACAAGCCAGGTCAACACGCCGAGTTCAAGATCAAGCGCCTGAACAGGCCTTCTTCGGTGGCAAAGGGCTGGGTCAATCTGACCAAGTGGCGAGAGTGCAAGGGCGCGATCGATCTGGAGTGGCTGCGCAAGTACCCGTGCACCGGGGGCCTCGACCTGTCCAGCACCACCGACCTGACATCGTTCCGTTTGGTGTGGGACATCGACGGCTTCTTCTACACGCACGGCTGGCGCTGGGTCCCCGCAATGGCGGTTCGCAGGCGAACGCAGCGCGGCCTGATCCCTTACGCCGGCTGGGTGCTCAAGGGCCTGCTGATCGAGTCGGGCGTCGAGGCCATCGATTACAAGCCGATCGAAGACAAGATCATCGAGGTGCAGGAGACCTTCAATCTGTTGGCAGTCGGCTACGACGGATGGAACGCATCGCAGTCGGTGCAGCGCCTGAACAGCGCCGGCGTGAAGATGCAGCAGTTTATCCAGGGGCCTCGCAGCTATCACCCCGCCATGCAGGCGCTCGAGGTGGCTTACCTGAATGGAAAGTTCGCGCACGGCAATGACCCGGTGCTGAACTGGAACGCCTCGAACATGGTTTCTCGCCAGGACGCAAACCTGAACAACGCGCCCGACAAGAAGCGGGCCACCGAAAAGATAGACGACTTCGCCGCGCTGCTCATGGGCGTCGGCGCTGGCCAAGTGGAGCGTCCCCCTGCGCCCAAGCATCAGCTGATCATTATTTGACCCGGTCCGCCACGTGCGGGCCTTTCCTTTGGAGCATCCTGTATGGAGCGTGCGTACTCAACA